TTCAACATTCAGGCCTGATTTTGCCAGCTCCAACATGGCTGCCGCCGCGTCTGCTGCGCTGGTGCCTGGCAGCTTGATATCCGCCCCCAGTTCACGCGCCAGGTCAGACATTCGCGCCATTTCATCCCCCGAGGCTACGGTTACTGCCTGGAACATGTTCATGGCCGAGTCATACTCAGTAGCAATACCGATCGCCTGCTTGCCGACCAATGCCAGCGGCAGCGTGATGCCCAGGCTCAGGCTCTTGCCAATGTCCTGTGCCCGGGTTGCGTAACCCTTCAGCTGCCCTTCGAAGGCGCCCAGGCGCGCTTCTGCAGACCGGGTGTCCGCTCCGACTTCAACCATTAATCTAGCGGCTTTGATTGCCACGGGCTGCCTCCTTGTGATTTTCTTGTACCGTTTGTTCCACTTCCATGGCTGTTCGGTACGCGTCGTACCAATAAAATGGCTTATATGCCAATTCCCAAATTGGGATGCCTGCCCAACGGGCCACCCAAACCAGGTTGATCAATTCAAGATCACCTGGTTCGGGTGGGTCAAAAATGTCAGGGTCCGTCAGGTAGGCGATCAGGCGTTTTTTCGTTCATCGTTGAAGGCGCGAATATCATCCACGCACGCATTGATCAGCGTTTGCAGGAAATCCGTTTCGAGCGCGTTTACCGTTTCTGCCGTCTTATCCAGCTCCTGTCCAGATTCGTCCAGGACATCCCATGAGATTACCAGTGCCCCAATCGTTCCGGCGTAGTCTCCATCTCTCATGCCAGCCAGAAATGCCGGCGTGATCACGCGCGCGTTGTAGGTGACCTTTATTTCCTCACCATCATATTGCATGATGACAGTGCGCTTCTCAATACGTTTCAATTGTTTCAGTGTGATCGCCATGTTCGCTCCTACTCCAGAGCATCCATCGTGTTGGTAATTTGCAGATCCATCGCCTTACCCCAGGTATCATCGTGTACCGCGTCGCATGACCATTCCAGAGTCTGGATGCCCTTCTCGCTGGCAGGTTCGCTGGGGGCCTCGCTCACCTTCAGTGGCAGATCCAATTGGATCGTATAGTAGTACGAGGTCTCGATCAAGCTGCCAATGCATGCCAGGCGCAACCATTTGGTATCACCAGCGCGCATTTTGGTATACAGCCCCAATCCGATGGTGTCTGCAGCCAACTTCAGTTTGGCTTTCATGCTGGGATCTTGCTCCACCATCACATCATTGCTGCCGATCGGGTGAGACATGCCATGCAGCCCACTGACCTTCCAGTTGAACGCATAACCGCGCGTTAGCGCCGTGGCGCCTGCCAATCCAGCCTGCGTATCAGCAATTTTGACGCTGCAGTGCGCCGGCAACACCGGCACCAGCGGGATTGTATCCGGGGCAGCCGTCAGCGTGATCCCGGTCTCAATCGCCTTACCCAACGCCTGGCCAGAGAGCAAACACTGGCGCCGATTGACCGTCCACTCCAGATCAACCAGGTTCACGCCTGCAGCACGCCAGGCAGTCACTGCATCACCCTGTTCAACCGTGGCGCTCAGCGCGCTGTTGGATCCGCGCGTTGGCGGGTTGAATGTCCATTTGTAGGCCGTGGTGCCCAGCAGGCTCGGAGTCGGTTCTCCAAATCCCAGTGCCAGCAGCCACAAGATTTCATTGTACGTCATGCGGCCTTCGATGCCAATTCCGGTCCACTCGGGGCCCGGCACAACCAGGGAGGGATATTTATCCCCTACCGCCTTGAACACATCATACTCGCCCTCGCTCTTCTGACGCAGGGAAAACGACTGCGGGCGCAGGTTCCCAGGAACCGCGGTACCCCACGCGCTTTCGAAGCCCATTTGCGATTGCTCATGAATTGCAATTTTTTCAGGCATAATTAACTCCTCAAAATCGAAAATTCGTGCGCGCATTGTTGGTACACAACACCCGCATCGATTTCAGGCGCCAGGGGCACCTCATTCTCCACACTGCACGCCAGCACTGTTCCACTGGCCCGGTGCAACACAGTTATTACGCGCTGCATAATCGCCGCCGGCACTGTATTGTCCATGCCTTCACTCACGGCTTTTACCAGGATCAATTCATCCCATAACACCAGGTAATCGCCCATCGCTTTTTCAGGCACGCCCGCCATTTTCGCAACGATGATCACCGGATACTGAGTACCCTCTGGTGCAATGTTGGCATACACGCGCGCGCCAACTAAACCAATCAGTGTTGGATCAGCTTTGAGTGTAGTGATCACCCAGCGTACAGCATCTAACGTGTCTGTCATGCGCCTAACCGCCTTTCGATATCAGACATCGATTCCAACATTTCCTCAAAGGATATCTCCGCTGCCGGCGTGAAAAATGGCCGGGCCGCCATACGTTTGCTGCCATACTCCAGTGCCTGCGCATACTCCTGATTGGTGTACACAACGGCGCTGGTGGCCGTCAGAAACTCAGTATGGATGCTGTTCACCAGGGCGCCGGTATCGATCGCAGGCGCTTCGCCTGGCGCGCTGGCCCGGTGTGCCTTGCGAGCCCTGCCAGATTTGGTAAATCCGCGCTCGTAAGCCCGCCCGTGTTTTGCCTGGCGCATACTGCTCTTGGACCGCTTTTCAATGTTGTAGGCCGTCGTACGCACCAGCGCGCCTGCCTCAACTGGCAATCTGCGCGCAATGTCACCAAACCGGCTCCAGTCCAATCGCATGCTCATTCAATCTCCATACAGACGCATTTGCGGGCCGTCTCAAAACTTCCAACCAGCACACCCAACACCTGGAACACTCTGGTTCCAACTACCAATCTGTCCTTCTCAGTCACGTCTGTGTCATATGGCAACGTGACCGTGTACGGCAGTTCCACGCCAATACGATCCGCGATCGCGCGTTCCTCTGGCGATTTGCCGCTGATTCCAATTCGGCACGCGCAGGAAACAACTGTGCTCCAGGTGTCTGTAAATCCGCCTGCGCCATTATCGATCTGCGTTTTGCGTTGGACCCGGCAGATATTAGGCATCCAGGCCAGTTGCCGGTTACGCAAGATACTGAGCTTCGGAAATCCGCTCATCGTCAACATCCGTTCGGGTCATCTGTCCAAACCCGTATGTGCTATAGGTATCATCGGCTTTGGCCATGAAATACTTTTGCATCTCCAGCGCCTTTTTTTGCAATGATCCATACTCAAAGCGCGCTCCATCCACCGAAGCCGCCTCTTCCTGGGTCACGTACATGGCCGCTTTCATTTCCCAAACATCCGCCGCAGCGCGATTAAGATCGTATCCGGTTGTTAGCGGATAGGTCTCGATAATCGTGATCAACTCAGTATCGGAAAACTCCCCAGGTGCAGGATCAGCGACCAAACGTCGTAAGGTTGCGATATCAGATGCAGATGCAGCCATATTTCCTCTTTCTGCGTTGAGGCCCCCCACCACTGGCAGGCGGCAGAGGGCCTCTAATCACCAGCTCCAAAGGAGCGAACCAGCTAACTCTTAAGCAGCGTGGCTTTGGCAGCGCGCACGGTCTTGGTGCCATACAGCACGTCCAGGGTCACTTGCTGGCCCAGATAGGACGGGTTGTAGGAGTGCAGCACGCGGATCACCAACCCGCTTTCCGGGTCCTTCATCGTCACGGCGCGAGCGCCGGAATTGGGATCCGGATTGGGCAGGGCGCGCATCGCCAGCACGAAAGCCTCGCGGTTGAACGCCGGGTTGTGATGGGTATCGGTCAAGGCCGGGTCAGTGGCGCCGGTCAGGCTGGCGAAGCTGGCCGTGAAGCTGGCCACATTGCCCGCCAGCGTTCCCTTGCAGTACAGCTCGAAGCCATCCGTAACTGCCACAACTTCCACATTGCCGCTGCCAATGGTGGAGAGTGCCTCGATGGCAGTCTTCAACGTGGCCGCGCTGGCGTTGTAGGCCACCGCCGAGGTGGTCTGCCCACCAAAGGTGATCGTGAACGTGCCACCCGTGGCCCCGCCCAAATCAACCTTTGCGCCAACCGGCACGAGCTGAGACATGAAGGTCTCAAACCCGTACAGGTTCCCCAGGATGCCCTGGGAAATCGCTTCAACGCGCGCCTGGGCGAAGAAGCTGGCCAGCGTCGAATCGCCCAGCGTGGCAGTTTCGTCATCCGGCGAGAGGATCAACTTGCGGCCATCCATCGGACATTTTTGCGTGTTCAACTTCTTGCGCGCGGCACGAATGCCCGAGGCGGTCACGGCGGTGCCCAGCGTGCCGACTTCGGTGCTGATGTTCACCAGCTCAGCCATCAGGCTCTTTTCGATCGCTTCAGCAATCGAGACCACCGCCGACTTGATGTAGTTGTCCATCACAGACTGGTTGGCCTGCGCTTTGACCACATCCTCCACCAGGAAGGAAACTTCCTTGTGTTTGTTGAGGGTCACGGCAACGGTGGAATCCGAGGGCGTTTGCAGCGTAACCGCGCTGCCGGCGGCTTTGTCGTTGGCCGTGAACGTGCCCGGGATCGGGATGTTCAGGATATCGCCAACGCTGAACGTGTCAACTTCAGTATCCTTCATCACCACGCGGGCGAAGGGCACCTGGTTGCGCAGGACTTCCAGAGCGCGGTTAGCCCACAGCTCAGGAATGAAATATTGTGCTACGGTAGGGGTAACGGTAGCCATAGGTCAAATTCTCCTTTTCAGTCTTCTCGTATTCGTCCCTCGCGAGCAGCTTGCAAGATTTCCTCGCGGTGGGCAGCATAAAATTTAGGATCGCGCAGTTGAGAACGCGTAAATCCAGCGCCGTTCGTGGCCACATTTGTGGTCCCAGCGCCAGTTGTGCCTGCAGCAGTATTGGCTCCAGTTTGAGCAGCAGTGGTGGCTGTTTGCACACCGTTTTTCTTGGCGTACTCACCCAGCACCTGCTCAGGATCGGAATCCTTGCCGGCCCGCTGCACCAAAAAAACAGCATACTCAGTATCGGATATGCCCAGCCGGGCCGCGATACTGCGCACGCGCTCTTCCCGCAGTTGCGCCTGTGTGGTTGCCAATTCCTGCTCACGCTGCTCGGCCAGCTTTTGCCATTCGCCGTTTTTCTTTGCGGCTTCAGCGTCAGCCTGGTCCTTTGCAGCTTTGCCGGCACGTTCTAAGCGTTCTTTCAAAATGCGATCCACGTCGGCCTGTGTGAATTTCTTCTCTTCCGGGGGCGTGCCCGTTTCAGCCGCGGCAGTTGTGGCGCTCGTTCCGGTTCCAGCAGCATCGCCGCCAGTACCAGTTTGTGCGCCGCCAGCCGTGCCTTTATCCGCCTCGAAGTTGAACAAGCCTAATCTGTCAAAAAACATGTCTTTACTCCTCAGTTTTACCGTCATGGTGACGTAGGGTTAAAAACGAAAACCGCCCGGACACACTCTTGCGAATGCATCCGGGCGGCTAGCTTCGGTAAAGCCGATCAATATTTTGCTACACACATTATAGCACACGTGTCAATCTGTCAACCCAAATTCTACCTCCAGGTCACGAATAGATTTAATGCCCAGCGTTGGCCCCCATGTCAGATCATTCGTTGTTTTCACCATTTGTTCCAGCGATATTCCCTGCTGCCATAACGCATAATGCCCTGGCCCCAAGATCTGTTGCTGCCGTTCGCTACCGATCGACCCAAACCATTCCAGTGCGTGTGCCGGTTCAGCCTTGCCAATCACCGGAATCATGAAGCACCGGCACAACGGATGATTGTGCATTACCTGGTCAGTGAGATATATCCTGCCATCCAAGGCCAAACACGCTGGACATGTCCTATCAGATAAGGAACACATACGCTGATACTGAGTAATCCCCTGCTGAATGTACCCTGATCGATTGGCCTCGCGATAAACCCGGATCTGCTCTGTCCTGGCAATCACCAGCGCCTTTGATAGCCCTGCCGCCAATCCCTGTGCCATCAGACGCGCAGTCTTGCTCGGATTGAACCCAAGCGCAACTCCATCTACCAGCGCCTGGGTCAATTTGTCAATTGCTACTCCAGCCAGCGCCCGGTTTTTGATCAACGTAAACAGCGCTCCGCCATCCGCGCAAGATCCAGCCATGTGGATCACCGCTTTTGTGTTCAGCCTCGGGACCAGGTACTGTGTTCCATAAGTTGATCTTACTGCCGCCTCGAAGCCCAATTCCATGGCGCGCGTCTGCACCCGGGTAACATATTCCGTTCCCCACACTTCATAGCGCGCAATTTCATCGCGTACCGCCTGCAGCAACTCCGTGTACCGGTACAGCTGAAAAATCTCACTGTCAGTGACCACTCCCAGGGTAGCAATTTCCGCCAGTAACCGTTCTATGCGTGCCAATAGCCGCGCCTCCATGGCGCTCCACCGCTGGGTCATATCTCGCACAACCCCGGCCTCCGTACGGGCCAGCTTGCGCGCGTAGTCCTGCATATCGGTATAGACAGACATTACTCAGTATCCTGTGACGCAGGGGTGTTGGGATCTCGCATGGCATTCAGCAGCGCCTGTTCCAGGTTGTACCCGGTTTGCGCGCGCTCTTCGTCCATCCGCTTGCGTTCCCGTTCCCAGTCGTATCCCATCCGTTCTGCTTCGGTTTGGCGACTGGCCACTTTCATGGCAATCTTCTCTTTTGCGTTAGTCACCTGCTCGTTCTCATTCTCAGGCAATGGATCGTCCCACGTGACAGAGATGCCACTCCAGTCCAACCTCATGATTTCTCCAGCCCGCCGGATCATCTCTGCCAGGCCCCGCCCGGCCAGCAGGCGTTTTTTGCGGTTTTTGGCCAATGCCTCAGCAAACATCAGGCGCAACCCGAAATTTGTAATTTGTCCGATCTTGTCCTTGAGCGCGCTCAGATCAACCATTTGCGCATCGCCAAAGAAATCGGCTTTCATGTCCAGAGCATGTTGCCGGCTGGACTCCAAGTCGGATTGCATTTCCAGATTCTTTACATCTGCATTGGTCTCTGGGATTGTCCATAACCCATCGATGGTCGTGTTCTGGATCTTGGTCCTATCCACGCCAAACGCCACCGTGCGCGGGTGTGCATGGATGTACAAGATCTTGTTCGTATTTGACTGGCGGAAATTATAAATGTCGTTCAGCCGTAAAATGCCCTTCTCCAGATCGCTCTTGCCATAGTACCCTCGCGGGTTGGGCAGGTTCTTCCAATCCACAATCTGAGAGAACGGATAAGGCCAAATCATATCCTCGCCCGCTATGGTCCAGGTTGCGCCATTGCCTGTATAGGAGCGAATGACCCAGTTGGTTCCGTTTTCACTGCGCATGTGATCCTCACGATGAATCACAACCTCATTGCCGCGCTGTTCATCCCAGGTGATCATGTATCCAACAGGCCGGCTCTTATCAGTCGGATCCCAGAACACCGTTACCAGGCTTGGATCCAGGTACGTTGGCCGCACATCTTGGCCATCCATTACCAGCTTGACAAAAACATGCCCGCACACTGCACCGGTGGTGAATAGATCGTTCAGCAGTTCTTCACCATCGTAACGCTCCAGCCAGGCAACAATCATTTTTTCCATGCTGGCAGTCTTTTCGTCATCACCAGGCAAATCAAACTGCGGCATTTTCCCAATCAGGAAATTTACCGATTGTTCCACCACACGCGCCGCCAGATTGACGATCACGTTATAATCCGGTTCCCCCTCGCGGATTTTCAAAAACACCTTTTGCTTGCCTTCGTAATAATCCCAACGCGTGTCGTGATCAATGCGCCGGGATGCCAGTTCGCTGGCCGCCAGCGGATATAAGTCATTTCCAACCAATGCAGGCATACCTACCTCCTAAAAAAACGGGTTACTTGAAACTTCAACTCGCCCGGGCTGGATCAATCGCGCCTGGTGGGCCAGGCACCAACTGTCCGAGCGGTCATCATGCTCACCTTCAGGCGCCAGCAAGGTGGATCCTTCGATACTGGCCAATTGAGTAAACGTCCTGAATGAATGCAGTATTGCATCCTGATCCCTGAACGCATTTGCAGCCCCATCATACAACAGCGCCTTGCCCAATGATGTGGAGTGCCACCCCGGTTTGCCGTCGTGTCCTGGCAAACGCTGCAAAGTCGAATTATCCCTCAGCCACAACAAAACTGAATGTCCATGGTTGTTGCGCTCTACCATGACACCCGCCTTGTTGTACCACATTCCGATGTTATGTATATGCGCAGCAAACGTACTGGGTTCATACAACCCGCTCAGCGCCGCAACCTCTTCACCTGTAATCCGATTTAGCACCGTAAGCGCGCTATCATCCGAGGTTGGATTTCCCTCAGCAGGATCGCCACCTATAACATACTCAGTATCGGGCTGAGGTAGCGCATAAATCTCCAGGCCCGCAATAGCCGGTGGCGCCGGAATCTGTTTCCCGTCAAAATCTTTATGGTCCACCTTGAGCGGGTCCATCTCGCGGAAACATGCCCGCAGCCACTGTGCCGCAATTCGCTTGTTGGCCTGCCGCGGGGAAAGCGCTTCCACGTCCGTGGCTGGGTACTGTTGGTACAGATCGTCCAGTGTTCCCCCAGATCGGGATTGAATATCCGCTTTCTGGGCTTCATACCAGGCCTGTGTGCGATCGGGCCGCACATACCACGGCAAGAAAATTGCCTTCCAACCGTTTTCCCCACGCTTGGCTGCCCGGTATATCCGCTTGAACTCGCTATCCGGCTTTGCATTATCCGACCTGGAAAGCAAAATCAGCCGCCCACCGCCATCGATGGTCGGTTTCACCGCATTCAACAGGCGGGACAGGTCAGGAATCAAATCTGCTTCATCCGCGAAAACCAGCGTTGCAGTGTACGAATCGCCCGCCGTGGTTGGAAACGCGCGCGCGATCGATCCGTTTGAGAGCTGCCATTCATGACCATTGTCCTTCACCACGGCGCGGGCCTGCATCCACAATGGCAGGCGATTGTACATCCCTTTCATGCGTTCATCCCCCAGGAGATAACGCGATTCATCATCACGCCGGCTGAACAGGAGAATTGCAGAAACTGGCCGGAACAGCATCAGCCATAAAATGAACCCCAGGGTTAACCAACTCAATCCCAACTGGCGCGCCTTGAGCACTACCACCAATCGATTATCCTGGAAGTCTTTCAGAGTTTGCGCCTGTTCCGGCCACATCTTGAATGGGATCCACGCCCGCTGAGTGGCATCGTAAATGTGCAAGTGGTTATGCACAAAATACAAAGGGCTCTCAGCACAGGCCAGCCATTCCAGCTTTTCATCCTGGGTCATGCGCACCACCACTCAGTATTTCCTGCTCTATTGCTGCGGCTTTGGCGCGTGCCGCTGCCAGGTCATCCGCGCTCACCTCAACATTAACGTTGGTGTTCTCCTGGCGATCCACGAACAATGCCAGGTGTCTCCCCAGCTGTACCAGCGCATTTTGAGCATCGTGCAATTCCAGCACGGGGCGACCTTGCTTATCGTAAGACAACTTTTTGATCAGATATCCGCGCTCACGCACGATGGCCATGTTTAAGGCAATCTCGGTGTAGGTTGTTCCGTCATCGCGTGTGCGCTCCACCTCAATCAGGAAATCTGCAATATTCGTGCGCGCTTGCTGGCTTAGACGTCCGATCACTTCATTCGCTTCCATGCCCAACGCGCGTAACCGGTCTTCGATGTATGCCTTAATTAGTGGGTGCCCGATCAGACGCTGGCCAGCAGCATTCAAATTCTTGTTCTGATACCCGGCAAGCCTGGCCGCTTCTGTAACCGACCAGGTTGCCAGGTAATATTCCGCAAATAAGCGCTGCCGGCGTTTGAATTGCATTATTCAGGCTCCGGATTCCACGGATCGGGTTTCCAGCATGGCGACTGTTTCAGATCGCGCAGCTGCTCCAACAACGTTTCAATCCCGCGCATCAGGTATTCGATCCGCTCCACATATCGCTTGATCAACGCCTGCGCCCGGGCCCATCGTTTGTCCTGTTCGGCAATTTTCTTTTCCTGTTCGGTGATCTTTTTATCCTGTTCGGCGTTGTGAACTTCCAGGTCGTTCAGTCGCGTCTGAAATGTTTCAACCAGGTCAAGCGCCGACTGGGTGAGCTGCGCAGCTCCGTCAATTTCCGTTTTTTTTACCTCGGCATTAGTTTTGGCCGCCTCCGCATCAGTTCTGCGTGTTTCAGCCTGTGTTTTGCGACGATTCATCAGCCCCGTGACCAATGCCGCCACAACTGAGCTGCCAAGTATCGATAGAATGATTGTCATGGCGTCCATGCGCATCCTACCCCTGTTTGAAATCGCGGTGTCCCAGGTCATACACGCCACTGGCAGCCATACCCAACGTTAGGCCATACACAACGGCCACAAACCAGGCCCCAAAGCCAACCAGTGGCGCCTGGCTATGCATGTACAGCACACCCAGGACCAGGCCCAGCAACATGCTGATCAACGTCAGCAACTTGCCGGTCAAGCCCATGGTTTTGATCCAGGCCACCAATCCCATAATGAACGGCACCAACGGGATCATGCCAATTGCAGCAGTTCCAAAATCAAACATATTTCCTCCACTACAAATTAAAAAATTTAGCCGCTCGAACACGCTCATTTTTAGAACGTGTCCGGGCGGCCAACTTCGGACTAAGCCGGTAATTTCTCGCACTTAGTATAGCACACACGCACAGTGCATACAATAGGACGCAGCACAACAATACTTTGCCTTACGTTACTCTACCTGACCAGCGCGGCACAATGCAATCTCACAGAGCAGCGCATAACTCCACATCGCCCCGGCAAAACAGTACATCGCAGCACTGTGCCAATGCGCAACATATCAGTACTATACCTGTACGGCACACCACTAGACTTAGCCACCACGACGCTCGACGTAACTATGCGATTCTAATCCATCACAAAACAACACCAAGCTTCGCCAAAGCATCACGGAACAGAACAACACCACACTTCACAATACAATACCGCTACTAAGCATTGCATAACTTAACCTTACCTAACCAAACTTTACCCGCGCTCTACGCAACAATACCATTGCCTTGCTCAACAAAACTGAGCACTCGCCACGCATCTCGCAGCCCAACCATGCCCATGCAACGCCTTGCAAATCCATTGCTCTACTTAACCATGCAACGCCACCACAAAACGGAACGAGGCCGCGCCAACGCTGCGCCAAACTGAACCCAACTTCACCAACGCGAAGCAAATCACGACATAGCCCATGCGGCACGACGCTATTCTATGCCATTGCGAGACTCCTCACTACTTAACCTGTGCAATTATTAATGTGCGCCGTGAGTGGGTGCCCCCTGCACCCTCCCATACTCAGTATCTTATTCCTCGCGGGTCAGTTTGTATGTGATCCCACCATAGCCGGCATTGCGCCACTGGCCAATCCCCATGTCGAACATATAATCCAGCAACTGGCGCAAGATCTCCTCGGTAATCTCACCCGGGTAAAGCACCAGGCCGCACGAAAAGCGTGTGCCTGCAGGCAACATCTCGCTGCGCGCCAATGCAACCCGCTCACCCTGGGCCGTTTGTGCCCGCAGGGGCCGTTCACAATATTCCATCTCACCATCACTGGGCAGGACCAACGGAATAACATCCTCGGCCACAA